GCTTAAATGGCACGTCGCAAAACCCTCCTAGACCTGCTGGACGAACTGGAACCAAGCGTTCGCAAGGCGTTTGACCAAGCCCTCGCCAACATTCGCAGCGACGTGCAAATCGCCGCGCTAGAGGCCGCAATTCGCGCTGGCAACGTAGGGGCCGCACTGGCCGCTATCGGGCTTGGGGCAAGCTATTTCAGGCCGCTGGATGAAGCGCTGAGGGCCGCGCACCTCGTGGGCGGCGACTTCACGATTGATGCTGTCAAAGCGGCAGGCGCGCGGCAGGGCGTCAAGGTGACAGGGCGCTTCGACAGCCGCAACCTTCGCGCCGAGGCAATCCTGCGCCAGTTTTCGAGCGATAAGATCGTAGAGATCACCACCAGCACTGTTGAAGCGGTGCGCGAAGCACTGACGGACGCCATCACGCGAGGGACGTCACCACGGGCAGCGGCGCTGGATCTGGTGGGCCGCGTTGGCCCCGGCGGCGTGCGCACGGGCGGAATTGTTGGGTTGGACAGCCAGAAGGCAGCGTTTGTTCGCAACATGGCCGATGATCTGCGCAATCTGGATGCAGGATACTTCAGCCGCAAGCTGCGCGACAAGCGGTTCGACGGTCTGGTGCGTCGGGCAATCAAAGCGGGCAAGCCGGTATCTGCGGCAGACATATCCCGGATCACGGCGCGCTACACCGGGCGGCTGCAAAGGCTGCGTGGCGAAACAATCGCACGAACCGAACTGCTCGGCAGCCTTCACGCGGCACAGGCTGAGGGATTGCAACAAATGCAGGACAGCGGGCAAATAGCGCCGGGGGCCATCACACGAGAATGGGATTCCGCTGGCGACAGCGCAACGCGCGACAGTCACCGCGCAGCAGATGGGCAGATACGCCAGCAAGGCGAGGCGTTTGATATTGGCGGCTTCGCAATGATGTATCCTGGCGATCAGTCCGCGCCCGCGTCTGAGGTGGTGAATTGCCGCTGTGTGGTGAGGCCTCGCGTTGACTTTATCAAGGGCTTGGCCGAGCGCCTGACGCCGGAAGAACTGGCGCAAACAAGGGCGCTGATGTGACCACGTACAGTTTCGCTGACCTTCCGAAGTGGGTCACTAAGACCGAAAAGGTTATGGACGCGGTAGTTTCGCAAGCCACAAATGACTTGGTGGCTGACATCAAAATCGTGCCGGGCATCAATCGCGGTGGCAGTCGGGTCAAAGGCACGATCCCGCGCGACTTAAACGCCCTGGCTTCGTCGCTACAGTCGAGCCTGAACGGCAGCACGGCAATCTCTGGTGCGACCAGCTTTGTCTTTGTCGCTGGCCGAATGAAGGCAGGCGACACGGCAAGGTTCGCATGGGGTGGCAAGGGCAGCGCCGCTGAATACGCCGAGGCGGTCCACTACGGCGCAAACGGCGTGCCCGGCACGTACTGGATTGATGTCGCGGCAGCGGGTTGGCAGGGCTACGTCAAGGGCGCCGTCAGAAAAGCAAGGGCGGAACTGGGATGAAGCGCAGCGACATAAACAACGCACTCACGGGGCGACTTGCGGCGGGTGGCACGGGCCTGCTCGGCACTTGGCCTGCATATGAGCCGCAAGGCGCAATGGCCCGCCCATATTTTGAGGTTTTATTCCCCTCGCAGACCCGCACCGGCCCGATGCTGTCGGCTGATGTGATTCAGGAAACGGGGGTGATGGCCGTCGTGGTGGTGGTCGAGTTTGGCGACGGCGACGATGCAGCCAATGACTATGCCGATGCCGTCTCAGCTCTGTTTCCGCAGGCGCTGACCATTCCAATTACCGGCGGGCTTATCACAATTGAACAGCCCGCCAATATCGCTAGCGGGTTCCTTGATGACCGAGATTGGCGCGTTCCCCTGACGATCCGCTACTCGGCAATCAACAGCTAAGGAACCCCGACATGACCAAGAAAAAAACACCCTCTCTGGCGGCCCAAAATAGTTACGCGCCAATCACCGGATACGTGAAGCCCGCAAAGGTCGGCATCCTGACTGGGCCATGCTTATTCACCGAGGGCGAGGCCCCCGAGGTTGGCACAAAGATCAAGTTTCAGACAACTGGCGGCAAGAACTTCAGCGGCACGGTTGCACACATCACAGAAATAAACGGCGAGATCCAGGTCGGCTTCAAAGACGGCATCCAGCGCGCCCAAGAATAGCGGCCTTCCCGGCGGGTCGCTTCCCTGAGCGGGGTTAGGCCGGGATCATCCCAATCAGTGAAGGAGCCTCTCATGGCTTTGCAATCATCTGTCGGCATCACGGTTGGCGTTTCTGCCACCCTGCCCACAACTCACGACGACGACGCATCAACAGGTTTTCCCGGAATGACCTACATTGCTTGCGGTAAGCTATCTGGTCCGCCCTCTATGACGGGTGTTTTCGATACTGCCAGCTTTGACGACATTTCTACAGGCGAAGAGACGAAAATCGTTGACATGCTACGCGCTGGCGCTGGCGAACTGATGTTTGGTTATGACGGCGCTGACACGGGCCAAGTTGCCCTTGAAACGGCGGCGGACGCCACTTCGGATGCTACCAAAAAAGTAGCTTTGGAGTTCACGCTTGCAAATGGCGATGTCTACTACCGCCTCGCAATCATCACGTCTTACACGCCAATCGCGGCAATCGGCAGCGTGCTGATGGCCACCATCGCGGCTGAGTTCTATCGCAAGCACATCAAGGTCGCTGCGTAAGCATCCCGACGCGCTGGTTTCTTTCCTCCTGGCGTTTGACGGATAGGGCCGCATTGGCGTGGTTAACCAATGCGGCCTTTTAACCAAAACCACAGGAATTTATCACATGACGGACTTTGCAAAACTGACCGGCCAGCCCGCAGTAATCGACGAAAGCCTTGAGTCATTTCTCTGCAAGCCATTTGGCTTCAAAGACGGCAGCGATGGCCAGCTTGAGCTGACAATGCACCCGTACAACGGCACGCGGTTCAAGAAGGCTGTGCGCAAGATGCAGATTAAATCGACGCGGGCAGACAAGGCCGATGCAGAAGCTGACAGCGATATGACCGAGGACGAGCTTGACGCGGAAATCCTCAAGGGGGATGGGCGCACAGCCGAACTGCTGGCGCGCTGCTGCGACAGCTGGAACCTGAAAGACAATGGCAAGCCGGTTGTGTTCAGCCTTGAAAGCTGCACAGCCCTTTTTGCCGCGCTTGAGCATCTGCGCACATCAGTTGATCTGGAGATCACCGCAGTGGGAAAAAAGACCAAGGCGACAAAGACCGCCTGATATTGTGGGCGCGTCAACTTGCTTGGCTGCAATGCGCGGACTCTGAAAAGGCTCCCGTGCGTTGGGCGCAGCTGGACAACGCGCCCCATATCCTGCCCGATCGAAGTGGCCTTCACGACGCGGCATATATCCTACAGCGCGTTGGCTTTTGCGCCCCGATGGAAATGGGCGGCAGGCAGGGCATTAGCGCCGGGCAGATCATGGACTTTGTCGCCGCAACCTGCGGTCTCATGTCGCCGTATGAAGTGGACGCGGCCCTCATAGCTTCAAACGCCTATGTGGCCGAATACGGGCGGTCTAATAATCGCAGCACGGACGCGCCGTGGGACTGGCCCAAGTCCAAGCGTGACCTTGAGATATTTGAGGTGGCGACGGCAAAGGCGATCAAGACTATTGTGGGCGGGTGAGGGAGTCTCTGATCTGCTTTAGCAGGCTGATAATCGCCGATATCGCCATCAGCCCGACGCCTGCCCCAAGCAGCGATGCACCCGATACGACCAGCGAAGGTGTGCCGTCATAAAGACCGGAAGCGGCGATGATTGCACCAAATGCCAAGGCTAAGATGCCTAAAAGCCATAGAAAATTGTCCAGCTAAATTACTCCAAAGTTTCGCGCATAACTTAGCGCGCAGCTTTGCTACTCCGCAAGGACCGCGCACATGACCGATATCGCCGAACTTGCGCTAAAAATCGACAGCAGCCAAGCGCGCACCGCAACCAAAGACCTAGACAAATTCGGCAAGGAGGGACGCAGCGCTGAGGGCGCGGCAACGCGGCTGGGCAAGTCTTCAAAACTGGCGTTTGCTGGAATGGCTGCGGCTGCAACGGCTGCGGTGGGGGCAGTGGCTTCCCTTGGGGCTGCCGTCCGCGTAATACGTGAATTTGAATCTTCGATGTCTCAGGTCGCGGCGATCACGCGTGCCACCGCTTCCGAGCTAGAAGCACTGCGCGACGTTGCCAAAGACCTCGGAGGCACGACAGAATTTAGCGCTTCTCAGGCCGCAGATGGCCTTAAGTTTCTGGGCATGGCTGGGTTCAATGCTGCGGAAAGCATGGCCGCAATTCCTGCGGTGCTGGACCTCGCCACAGTGGCATCAATGGACCTCGGGTCTGCGGCTGACATTGCATCCAACATCATGTCAGGGTTCGGTATAGAGGCTGGTGAGGCCGCTCGGGTTGCCGATGTTTTGGCGGCAACATCTACTCGCGCAAACACAAGCGTGGGACAGCTTGGCGGCGCAATGGCAACGGTTGCTCCGATCTCAGCTGCAATGGGCATCAGCTTGGAGGATACAGCATCAGCTATCGGCATCATGGCTGACGCTGGTATTCAAGGCGAGCGGGCCGGTACTGCCCTACGCGGAGTGCTGGCATCGCTAGCCGGGCCGACTACGCAGGCCAAGGACGCGCTCGCTGCGTACGGACTGACCGCCGCTGATGTAAACCCCGAGACTGTTGGGCTCTCTAAAGCTATGGAGGCTTTAGGCGATGCAGGCGTAAGCACCGCCGACGCGATGCAGATATTTGGGCGCGAGGCAGCTTCTGGCGCGCTTGTTCTAATCGACGCCGGGGATAAGGTTGATACGTTCAGCGAGGCCATTGCGGCGGCCAGCGGCGCTGCCGCTGAGGGCGCAGCTATTTTCCGCGACAACTTGGGTGGCGACGCCTTGGCGGCTGCATCTGCTTTGTCCGGCTTGGCAATTGCTATAGGCGAGGCTGGCTTGACGGCGGTGCTTCGGGCAGCACTGAAAATTGTCACAGCCTTTGCTCGGGAGCTTAGCTCGCTGACATCTTCAGTTTCCGACTTTTTTACCGCGCATGACCCGGTGGAGCAGGCAGTTCTTAATGCAGCGGACGCCATGAACCAAGAGGCGCGTCAGGCGTTGCAGCTTTCAAACCGTCTGCTGGAAATGGGCGAAGTTTCTTACGATGTTTTGGGCGCGAAAATTGCCTTGGTCGAAACAACTTTGCGCGGCATTGAGGCTAACCGCCAAGAAGCTATTTCTGTAGCTAAAGCTAAAGATGCATACAGGGACGCAGCCAACACCGCGCAGCAAGCAAACGATGTAATTAGAACGTACCAGTCTCTGGTGAGTTCCGGCATTGAGTTGTCACCAGAAAATCTTGCAAGTTACGAAGACTGGATTGGCAAGCTGCAAGTGGCCGTTGCCACCCAGCAGGAAATAGTTGACGCGGCTGGCGCTATTGGCCCCGAGTACGACAAAGCCGTCGCAGAATTAGATATTCTCAGAGCTTATCTTGCAGATGCAGACGGCGCGACTGTTGACTTGAACAAAAACACCGTGGATGTGGATCGGAACTTAAACACCGCATCTGGCGCGGCCAGTGGCCTCGCCAATGAAATGGGCCGGGCGGCCAGCGAAGCTCAGGCCTTTGTCGCCAATCTTGGGCGTGGTTCTGGCATAGCCGGATTGCGCGCAGAAGTTGACGCCTTGTCTGGTGGCGGAAGCTCGCAAGAAGTAGCGGGGGCGCGACGTGAGGCTGAAATAAGGTCTAGCCCCGAATTTAAATCTGCCATGCAGTCAACTCCCGGTTTTCGCGATGCAGCGCTGGATGGTTTGCAAAAAGAAATTGCGCTCGAAAAAGAGCGCGTCGGCCTGATGGAACAGCGGTCTTCTCTGTTAACCACTATAAATGCAACCGGCGGCGGCGGCGGCGGCGGCGGTGGCGGCGGCGGCGCGGCATCCAGCGTCACCGAACTAACCGAAGCCGCCCGCGCCGCCCAATCCATCCTGAGCCAAGTCAACCGCGAGGCAGTCACTTATGCTCAGGTGGTCAACGAGCTTGGCGCAGCGCTGAATGCGGGCAAGATTGACCAAGACGCATTCAACGCTGCTGTGGATCTGGCCGACGAGAAATTCAACGAAGTTGACCGGGCGGCGCAAAACTTCGGCGACGGACTGTCTACTGTATTTGCCGACGCGCTAATGGGCGCAAATAGCCTTTCTGACGGGCTGGGCAGATTGCTCACTCAGCTTGGCAACGTGATGATAAACGACGCATTTGGCGCGATCTTCAGCGGCAACGGCAACGGCAAAGCTGGTGGCAGCGTCTTGAGTGATTTGTTCGCAGGCTTTTTCGACGGCGGCGGGATGATCCCAAGCGGCCAGTTCGGTATCGCAGGCGAGCACGGCCCCGAGTTCATTCAAGGCCCGGCCCGCGTCACCTCCCGCGCGGACACGTCCCGGATGATGGGCGGCGTCGGCGGCAATGCGACCATTACTATCGTTGCGCCCGAGGGGTTTAGCGCCCAGCAGCAAGGCGAGATCCAAGGTATCGCAGTGAACGTCACGAGCCAAGGCATTAGCAGCTATGACCGCACAACCCTGCCGGGCAGCGTGAACCGCATCAACAGTGATCCCCGGAGGCGCGGCTAATGGCATTGTCCTACCCCCTTTCATTGGCCGCGTTTCAGGACAGGGCCAAGATCACTGTCGCTGAATTTGTAATCAACAACCCTCGCCAAATCAGCCGCACCGCTGGCGGGTCGCAGCTATCGGCATCCCTTGGTGATTCCGTCTGGCGTGGATCTTTTGAAACGCCCCCAACAAACGTCCGGGCCGAAACCGCAGCGATCGACGCGCTTCTGTCGGTTCTGGATCGGGCCGGATCTAGCTTTCTGGTCTACGATCCATCCAAACCGTATCCCGCCGATGATCTCACCGGCTCAGTCACGGGCAGCGCGACGGTCACTATCAGGTCACTCAGTTCTACTGATGCCCGCGTAATGTCTCTGAATGGCCTGCCCAGTGGGTTCAGCCTGCGCGCAGGTGATCTAATCGGTTGGACTTACGGCAGCAGCCCGACGCGCTACGCGCTGCATCGTCTTGTTGAGGATGCGTCCGGCACTGACGCGTTCGAAGTCACCCCGTTCATTCAGCCCGGCGCAAGCGCTGGTGCGGCGGTCACATTGATAAAACCGGTGATGAAGGCTGTGCTGCTGCCAAACCCCGGCTTTGGATCGCACAGGGCCGTCATATCGAGCGGCAAGCAATTCTCATTCGTCCAGACATTGAGGTGATCCATGCGTGACTACGGCACCGCGGTAGAGGCTCACCTCGCCGCAACTTCAGGCGTGCAAATCCGCCATCTTGTCTGGATCCAAGCGCGCAACCGCAGCAGCGGGGCGATTGAATCTGTAGGGTTCTGGAACGGGTTGGACGCGCGCAGCTTTACTATCGGCGGCTCTTCTCGGACGTACACCGGCGCGGGCACGCTTTTGGGCATTGCACCGATCACGGGCGAGGTTGGGTTGCAGGTTCGGATGCAGCAGGTCAGCTTGTCCGGCATCCCGCCCGAGGTGCTCCAGCTTATTCACGGATACGACGCGCGCCTCGCCCCTATCGAGGTACATCGCATTTTCTTTGATCCCGAAAAGGGCGTGCTGATCGGCGCTCCGGTGCGCGTGATGAAGGGCTGGGTGGACGAAATGCCAGTGCCGACGCCAGCTGAGGGCGGAACCGATAGCGTTACGCTGACAGTCGCTTCCGCGTCCCGAGCGCTGACCAAAACACTGACGATCAAAAAGTCAGACGAGGCGCAGCGCCGCATAAGCGCTACCGACCGAGGCCGGGAGTATGCATCCATCTCCGGCGCGGTCGGTGTTTTCTGGGGCATAAAGAACGCCAGAGCAGTCGCCCCTGCGACCGTGGTGATGCCGGTGGAAGTGGGAAATCCCAGCACCGATCCGGGCCGAGGAGGTGGGCGAGGATGACGCGTGTGGAAAAGCTGAACGCTTATTTTGAGGCTGTGCGTGCGCGGCGGTTTGCTCCCGGCTCGCATGATTGCGCACTTTACGTTGCCGGGTGGGTCCGCGTGGCGACGGGCATTGACCACGCGAAGCAATGGCGCGGGCGTTACACCAGCCTGAGCAATGGCGATGAAATGCTGAAATCTGAGGGCTTTGAAAGCCACATCGAGCTTGCCGCATCAATCCTGACCGAGGTTCCACCAGCCCTTGCGCAAACTGGTGACTTGGCGTCAATAGGTAATGCGATGGGGATATTTTCCTCGGATCGTATTTTTGTCCTACGCAGCGACGGCTTGGCTACTGTGTCGAGACTACAGGCCCAAAGGGCATTTACAGTATGATTATGTTTTTCGCTTTTTTAACAGTCTTTCTGGTTGCACCCGATCTCGCACACGCCACTGGTCTTGAGGTTGCGTTTGCGACATGGGTTGTGGGTACTTTCGGCGTGACTGCTCTACAGGCCGCAGCCATTGCGTCTTTTGTCACCAATCTGGTTATCGGCACCGCCCTTTCGCTTGTTGGCCAACTGTTCACAAAAAAGCCGAAAGGCATCAAGCCCACTGGCATCCAGACGGAACAGACGACGGCTGGCGACACCACGCCGCAGAAATTCATTGTCGGCACATATGCGGCTGAGGGTCACGCTGTCGCGCCTGCTTATTCGCGCGGCAACAACAACAGCATCCTGACCTACATCATCGAAGTGTCGAATATACCGATTGAGGGGCTGACAGGCCGGATTATTATTGACGGCCAGTACACCGATCTGACTGAGGGATCGGATGATGCCTCGCGGCTTGATTTCGCTGGCTTGGGCTTTGACGATGCAGGCAACCCGCGCGGCTGGCTATGGTTCTACGACGGCACACAGACCACCGCGCAATTCAAGCTAGTGGAAAGCTATGCATCGCACCCTGACCGCCCGTGGACAACCAATCATATTCTTGAGGGTACGGCCTACGCGGTTTTGGAGTTCCCGCTTAACCGCGAGATATACACCGGCCTGCCAAGCGTCCGGTTCGAGGTCGAGGGCATCAGACTGTACGATCCGCGCAAAGACACCAGTGTGGGTGGATCCGGCACGCACCGCTTTGCCACACCGTCAACTTGGGAATACAGCGGCAATCCGCAGGTGATCAATTACAACATCCTGCGCGGCATCACACTGCCCAGCGGCGATATCTACGGCGGCCAAGTGCTCGCCGAGGATCTGCCGCTGGACAACTGGTTCGCGGCCATGAATGAGTGCGACGTGCTGATCGGTGATCGCAAGCAGTACGTTGCAGGATTTGAAATCAACACCGGGGCAATGGAGCCGGTCGAAGTTATTGAGGAAATGAACCGCTCCAGCTTTGCGCAGATCAGCGAATTTGGCGGCGTGTTTCGGGTGCGCGTTGGTGCGCCTGCATCCCCCGTCATGAGCTTGACCGATGATGATTTTATGATCACCGAACCTGCCAGCTATGACCCTTTTCCCGGTCTGCAAAACACCTTTAACGCGATCACCGGCACGTATGTTGAACCCGCCGACGTGTGGGAAGGCCGCAGCGCCGACGCGATACTGAACTCGACGTGGGAAACCGACGATGGGGGCCGCCGCCTGACCGTCGATGTCGGTCTGCCCGCGGTCAGTAGCAAGAGCCAAGCGCAGCAGCTTCTCACGGCCTACATCAAGGACCAGCGGCGGTTCCGTGTTCATCGCATGGTATTGCCGCCGTCTTTCGCCCTACTGGAACCGCTGGATACAATATCTTGGACCAGCACGGCGAATGGCTACACGTCGAAGGTGTTTGAAATCACGGCAGTCGAGGACCGCCCGAACACACTCAACCAGTTTGTCACCGTTCGCGAGCGCGAGGCGGCAGATGTCGCATGGGACTCGGATAATGAGGCCAGCGTTCCGACCGTGGTTAGCTGGGCAAACTTGACGCCTCCAGGATCCATCGCACCGACCCTGACCGCCACGCCCATTATAATACAGGATAACGCTGGCAACCCTCGCCAAGCGGCGATCAAGTTGAATTGGCCTGATAACGAAGCGCCGGGAGTAGAACTTCTTGAGTGGGAGTCGCGGGTGATACTCATCGACCCTGTTCAGCGAAACGGGTTTGCGACGGCAAGCGATGGCCAAACTGTCATTACAGGGGGCATCGTCCCGAACACTAATTACGAGGTGCGCGCGCGATATGTGACCCCCAACTGGGCGTGGTCACCGTGGATTTCGGTGACAACGAACGAAACCTTTATTTCTGCAATAGACATGGTTGCTGACATCCGCGCTGAGATCGGTGCGGCTCGTGTTGATGTGGTTGGGGCGTTGCCTACATCGGGTTATGCTGCGGGCGATTTCGTATACCTTACAACGGACAGCAAGTTATACGAGTTTGACGGGACGGATTGGACTGCTGTCGCGGCGGATACCATTATTGCACCCGGATCTGTCACCGTGGAGAAAATTGCAGCTGGTTCGATAACCACCCCAAAGCTTCAGGCTAACGCGGTCACCGTGGAGAAAATTGCAGCTGGTTCGATAACCACCCCAAAGCTTCAGGCTAACGCGGTAACAGGTACTAAAATTGCAGATGGTTCGATAACTACCCCAAAGATTCAGGCAAACTCGATCACGGCGAACGAAATATCGGCAGGCGCGGTCACCGCTACCAAGATTACAGCGGGTGCAATTACCGCAGACAAGATTGCCACTAACGCGATTGTTGCCACCAAGATCCAAGCGGGTGCAATCACCTCAGAAAAGATTGACGCCAACGCGATCACTTCTGTCAAGATTGCCACTAATGCTATCACTGCTGTCAAGATTACAGCGGGTGCAATTACCGCAGACAAGATTGCCACTAACGCGATTGTTGCCACCAAGATCGACGCCCAAGCGATTACAACAGAAAAGATTGCGACCAACGCGATCACTTCTGTAAAAATCACGGCGGGGGCAATTACCGCCACCCAGCTTGATACCAATTCAGTCACTTCTGCCAAGATTGCCACCAACGCAATTATTGCTGGCAAAATTTCAGCGGGCGCGGTTTCCGCAGACAAGATAGCGGTCAATACTATTGCGGCAATTAACGCAAATCTGGGCTCCATAACGGCGGGTTCAATTAATACGATGAGCGGCGGCACCGGGATAAGGGTAAACAGCCCGCCTTTTAATAACGCGTTTTACTCATTTCAGCGGTCCACATCAGCCTATTCACTATATGCGGTTAATAGCACCACTGGCGGGGGAGCGGGCTTTATAAGAAGTGCTGGAGGATTCACGCTACAAGTTCTCAACACAAGAAATGGCTCTGGGTCTTTTGGGCCGTATGTTGCAATGGATGTGCAGAATACCGCTTCGGGCGGCGGGAATGCTAGTATCGGAGTCAGCAGTGCTGGTGGAGGTTATGGCGTACACGCAACCTCCGGTGGCTTTTATGCCACTGGGGGCGGTTACAACCCCTTCACTGGATGCCACGACGGGATGGTCCATAAGACCGCCCAATATGATCTTGGTGACATTATGGTTGACCACGAGATCATCAGCCGGGGCCTTATGGATGTGTTTACTGAGCTTAAGCCATCAAGTTCGCTCAACCAAAAAAGTGCTGTCGGAATTGTATCCCGCACATTTGATAAATGGCATCTGCCCGCAGCGTTCATTAATCAAGAAGCAACAGATGCGGAAAAGTCTCGGCTGCAAGCCTTGGAGGATAATGACTCCTCCTCTGATACTGAAATAGGGCGGTCAGATAAACCCGGAACCCCCGTTGTAATTACAAAGTTCGACACGGAAAGCTTTAGTGAAACCTACAATCTAATTCACATAAACAGCGTCGGCGAAGGTTCAGTAAATGTTTGCGGGCGTGGTGGGGATCTGGATATTGGCGATCTTATTACAACGTCGAGCCTGCCCGGCAAAGGGCAGCGCCAAGCGGACGACATTGTGCGGAATTACACTGTCGCAAAGGCTCGGGAAGCAACCACGTTCGCAGATCCCGATGAAGTCAAGATGGTACCCTGCATTTATCTGTGTGGGTGACATCTCTCGGACGGGCGCAGGAGAGATTGGCGCGGATGCCGGTTTGTAAATAAGGAGAATAAAATGAGCAACGCGGTTGCAATAATTGAGCATATTCGCGGGGAAACCGTATCTTTCGGCCTGCGGTCTGACCCTGCTTATGATGGTACTGAAACAGTAACTTGCGATGTTAAGGTGGCGATCAATGGC